ACAGAAAATGATCTACAAGGGGTACTATGCTGATCAAGAAGAGTATCAAGCCGTTCAGCTATCCTTGTTCATCATCGGCGCATGCTCTAGATTGGAAAGAACGCAGAGCATATCAAAAATGTTCGAGCACCTCAAGCGCTGTGACGGAAGTTTTTGGGATACACTTTGGCATTCCATACGCGTTAGATGGCATAGCTTCAGGTTGTCCGTCGGTGCAGCTATCGACGGGCACTCTTTGGATTATTACATCCAACATCTCAGTAACAAGTCGGATACATACATGCCACATTTGCGCGTTAAAAAAGTACCTGCTTTCTTCACTGACTGCGTCCTCAACACAACAGATCGCCCGGTGCCACATTCTGTAGTCAACTTCACTGAACATCAAGTTCTAGTTGATTACGAATCCCCGGATGCAAACTTGATACCGGATGATGACGAAATCGCTGACACGCAAACGGTCACACCACAACAAGCAGTGACTGCCAAAGCAACAGCTACGCTACAGCAATCAACCGTAAAAAGTGTACCAAAAATTCATACCTGCGGCTTCAAACCTGATTATGATCCCCCAGGCGATGGCTCATGCGGTGTACATGCGTTGACAGAGTTTTGCCGGCGCAATAATTTGCCGAAGTTGCAAATCCCGCAGCACATGCATGGCAATGAAATCAGCAAGACCATGCACACGGCCGATGAATTGTTTTACATCGCAGAGCATAATAAGATCAACGCCAAGCTCCATTCGAGTCATGGCGATTATTGCAACCTTTTTGATGATAGGTTGCCACTAGTCAATTTATCATTGGAAAATTCACACTATCAACTTGGTACTTGCGATTGCGAGGTGCAATACGTCGGAGACTATCTGACCCTGCCGATAAGACAAGACGGCCTCTACATCAACTGCGCTAATGATCAACTGTCCGATGGCGGTGGTCAAGCACTCGCATTCAGACAGAAATTCCCTGGTTACGACAAAGGCATTAAGAAGCCTGTTCCACCTATCACTTTCTTAGAGTTCAACAACATACACCTTTGCTTGGCCGTGGCTATCAACAATGCGGTGGATAATAGTCGCATAAACCAATTTCGTAGACTTCTAGTGATCTTCGATGGTATCGAAAGGTATTGTCTCAAG